GATTAGTTTCTCTGCTACGTATTCTGCTTTCTCTTTGGCTTCATCTGGTGGGAGTTTCTTCATGGTGTCAACCCAATCTTCAAACTTGAAGTTCTCTTTCTTAACACGCTCGATAGACCAAACACGTGCACGATTAGATGCGCCATCTTTCTTACCTTCATACTTCTTGCGTACTTCTTCAATTGGATCTTCACCATACAAATTCTCTGTTGGCTTTAGAAATTGATCAAGCATTTCGTACTCATACTCAGTGACCCATTGACGATTACCCAAAGAACCTTGACGTGGTCCAGCTGCAATGCCACGATTCTGAGTTTCAACTGCAGCTTCTCTCAGACCAGCATATGCTGCATCTTGTTGTTCTTTGCTAAAGTAGTTCTTACGAAACTTAAGAACAATTCTTTCTTCAGAGTATGTCATCTCTGGATGACCAGGAATCTCTGGCATGTATACATCAATATCTTCTTCAATGAGAAAGTCATAATGACTTTCATCTGGAAACTGACCCATCATGTGAGTCATGTCCAGTTTATTTTCAGCTACTAATACCTTTACCATATCTTTCTCCTAAAACTTAAATCCGTTAAATGGTCCACTACCATTACTATGTAGTCGCTTGCCAAAGTCACTTTTATCGAATAATGGTTTGTCATCATCTTTTGTACCAGCATCAGTCAATCCTGTTTGTGCAGATGCTTCAACATCATACAACTTCATCTTGGCTCTGTCAATACCAATCACAAATCTCTTATAATGGTTTGGATCATTGTAACGATTCTTCAACTGCTTTACGATAATTTGATTCAGTTGCTCAAGTTCTTCATTCGATACCAAAGCAAACATAAAGTCAGCAGTGGCTGGCAAACCAAACGATTCTGAAGTATCTTCAAGTCCTGGATCTGAGTTCGTAAATCCTGAACGAGTTGTTTGAGTGGCTGACATGATAGGAACATTATATTCAACAGCCAATCCACGTAGTTCTTCAGCAATTGTCTTTACATATGTATAAGAGTTTACGTTGGCTCCCATTTTCAATCGTTGACTTGCACAGATGTTTAGGTAGTCAATCATGATAATGTCTGGCATGAATTCACGCTTTAACTTTAACTCTTCCAACAGTGCTCGGAAATGACCAGCATGAGCCGAAGCAGTAGGATACTCTTTGACAATTAGGTGTCCCTTAGTTTTATTGGCAATCTTTTCAATACGTGTATCAAAGATATCCTTGTCAATAACCTTTAGTTCATCCATGGTTAAGTTGAGTAAGTTCGCATCAATACGTTCAGCGATTCGTTCCTCAGCCATTTCCATAGTTATGTATAATACATTTTTACCCTGCATCAAAACACCAGCTGACACATGACACATGAACAACGACTTACCAACACCAGTACCAGCCAGTGCAATGTTTAAAGTTTTCTTGCTGAGTCCACCTTTGGTGATTTTGTTGAACATGTCCAAGTCGAAACTAATCTTCTCTTCCACCCTGTGATAAAAATCAAACCTCTCATTTGCATCTTCAATATAATCATGACCAACATGATTGTCAAAGCAAACAGAAAGTGCATCAGAAAGTATGGAAGGGATAGCGTCTTGAGTATTAATCTTGTCATTACCATCGATAATCTTGATTGACTTGAGGATTGCATTATACACTGCCCTATCTTTACAAAACTTTTCAGTATTGGTCAACAACCATTCTTGGTTTGTTTCAACATTAGTTAGAGTCCTGGCAAACTCTTGCATCTCAGGAACTTCTTTGTCAGTGAACCCAATCATGTTACCAATTTCAATGGCAACAATGTCAAGGCTAGCTGGCTTGTTATACTTCTCAAAGAACGTAAGTAATAAAGAAGCAATTGCTGCTTCTTTTCGGTCTGAGAAATACTCTTTCTTTAAATGGGGAACTACCTTACGGCAATAGTCTTCATTCTGAATCAGATTCGATAATATCGCCTGTTCTATTCTCATCGTCAACACCACCTGTATAAGTTACATTATTATTTGCTAATTCTTTATGAAGTAGTTCTTGAAGTAGATCACCAATATATTGTTCAAAGTCTTCCTTGACAAATCCCTTTCGTTCATCAAGTGGATCATACAAGATATCGTAGTCAAACTTTATCTTGAGGTGATCATTGGGGTCATCTTCTTCAAAACTAACTTTACCGTAAGTAAATATTATACCTGAATACGGATCTTCAAGCAACTTTATTGCTTCAAGACCAGTAGTCTTACTTTCTACGGTAATGTATCTTAGGTTATTCATCGTCATCTATTGTTGCAAGTTCTGCGTCAATGTCTTCATCTTTAAGAATTTCAGAAGAGCCAACCTGATACTTGTTCTTTACAAATTCAATGAATGACTTTTGCATTAGGATCGGCATCCAGAATTCTTTGTTGTCAGTATCCTTTAAACGATACTTCTTTTCTTCAACAACACCATCATCGTCTACCTTAGAGTACCATCCATTAGAGGGTTTGACCACATGCTTGGATTCAAGAGCAATGTCAAGTAGACCAGACCAACGACTGATACCACCATCATGATATACAGTAACAGGTATTTTAGATTTTTCACGCACGTACCTTGATTTTTCTACGTTAATAATAAAGTTGTAACCGATGATCTCAGTTCCTTCTTTCTCTTGTTGACGACCAATGATAAAGATGTTGTCAGCTGAGTAGTATGAACCAGTACCACCACCAACGATTGCCTTTGGATATAAACCAATCTCCATGTAGGTATGATTGACAACAATCAATGGAATGTCTTTTAGGTTCAAGTGTGGGGTTACCATACGGAACAAAGACTTCATCTGCTTGGCACGAGTCATGTCACCAACAGACTTACCTTCCAGCGCATCTTCAACTTCTTTCTTTGAAGCCAGATTGCCGATTGAATCAATGACAATGATAAGATGATCACTGCGCTCAACTCCTTGTAGTTGTTGCATGATGTCAAACTTTAACTGCTCAACATCAGTCAGCGGAGTATGGATAACTCTATCAGTATCAATGCCAAAGGAATCAAAGTATGATTGTGGAGTTCCAAACTCTGAGTCATAGAACAACATGGCAGCATCTGGGTACTTGTCCATGTAAGATTTTGCCATCAACAAAGAGAAGGCAGTCTTAAAGTGTTTCGATGGACCAGCCCACATTGTGATACCTGGAGTCAGACCACCATCAAGGCGACCAGACAAAGCAATATTGATTGCTGGTACGCTGGTAGGGATCATATCCTTCTTGGTGAAGAATTTTGATTGTGAAAGAACAGCCGAGTCTTTGATCGTACTGTTCTTTTTAATTTTATCTAGAATGCTCATTTTAACCTTTCAGGAATTCAAGAAGTGCCTTCTCATCCATGCTGCCAGTTTTACGCTTCACTTCAGCACCAGCATCATTAAGAAGAATCATTGTTGGGACAGAACGAACATGATAATCTCCAGAGATTGATCCACAGGTATCGATATCGTAGTTCTCAATAGGAACTGTAATTTTATCTTCTGCGTTGGCAATAACCATTGCAAGACCTTGACATGGACCACACCATGATGCTGAGAATTTAAGTGCTTTCATTTCTATCCTTTTAAATAATTATACTCTACTTTTTATTTGCAGTCAACTTTTTCTGCGGTACATCGAACACAAAAGTAATGCGTGTGCAATCTCCGATGTTCTCAGTGCCATGTTTAAGTTTATTGTTGAACCACAATAGAGTTCCTGGCTCAACATCAACGTACTCATCGCCAACATAATACCTATACCTACCTTCTATGGACAGATGATACCTGTCTTTGTCTTGGTAGTATGTACCCTCATCTATATGTAGTCCAACTGCACCACCCACTGGCAGTGACAGAAAGCCACAACGATAAAACTTACCAAAGTGTCGCTTTAGGAATGCAACGATCTCTGTGTGTCGATCATATGCTGGAGTCTTAATGCATATGTTAGTATTCCCAACATAATCTTCTACTTTCTCCACGCCACCCATGACCAGTTGCAATACTCCTGCTTGAATATCTTTATATCCACGATCGAGTAGTGTCTCAGCTGCATCAATCTTACGTTGGCTACCCCAATCTTCTGGATACTTGTCAAGCTGTTTCTTTATCTTGGAAACATTGATTCCAGTTTTAACGATACGAATGTTATCCAAAGAAGTCCTCCAGTGAAGACTTTTCTTCTACGCTCCAACCCAGTGGTTCAATAACTGAGTCAAGTGCATCAAGGAAAGTCTTTTCGAATTGTTTGTCATAGTCAATGAATTGATGAAGACCAAATTCCTTTGGAAGTTCTTGCGAGAATGCAACAACGTCTTCATTGAAGGGGTTGGGTTTCTTAACATACACGAAACGAATCTTATCGCCATCACGAATCAACTGGTGTTTCTTTTCAAGACCTTTACGTTTGACATAGTGATTGAACAACAATGCACCTCGAACATGTATCGGAGTACCCTTTGTATATATTGGAGAACCAGCATACTGTTTCATACCATTCACACCACGAGGAAACGCAATCTCTTCAACAGGAAGATTGTTGAATTCTTTTCGGAACTCAATTATATATTCCTGTAGAACCTTCTGATCTCCTTTGAGGATAACCTCAATCGAATCACGCAACTTGCTACGAATAACCGCAGGTGTAGAAGACTTGACCATTTCCAAACCCATAACCTTGATCTTAGGTTTTGCATATTGAACACCCTCTGAGTTATACACATTAAGAATGTATCGTTTCTTGGCAGTCCAGATACCTTTGTCCGCCAGAACCTCACGTTTCATTTGCATCTTCTGAGCAAAAGCACTCATGTAATCAGCAAGTTCCTGATAGCCTTTATCAATGAATGGTTGGAAAACATCTTCACAAATCTTGTCCATGAATTTAATTTTCTGATCATCAGTCTTACCAGCGCAAGCAGACTCAACAAGATCTTCAAGAGAAAGATAGATTGAATCCGTATCAATGGCAATCACAAAATCTTTGCCATCGGTCTTGAGAGTTTTGTTCATGAAGGCATTTAACTTGTTGGCCATCCAACGAATGGACAGCTGACCTGACGTAGTAATACCCTCAGCCATACGTAGATCGAAGTAGCGGAAGTACTGATTACCCATGGCACCATAAGCTGAGTTCAACGCAATCTTCATGGCCATCTGCAGATTGTTTAGACGAGAGATCTCCTTGAGCAGTTGCGTCTTGGATTTATCGTTCTGGTATTCCTGTTCGACTTTCAACATCTGCTTCTTGAATTTGCTTCGGTCAATGTACATCTTTTCCATCAACTCAGGCATGAACCCTTTGACGTCTTTGCGATAACACCAACCATTTGCAGTCAATGAAAGACTTCTGCGTTGCGCATAAGAAGTATCAACTTCTTGATTGAGTAACTTCTCAACAGTGCAAGGGATTTTATCATGCGTCAATGTTTCGGGACTGATGTTATACTGCATGATCAAGTGAGGATACAGCGAGTTCAAGTCAAACGAGGCAACCCACTTATGCAATCCAAGAATAGGATCTTTAACATACGCACCTTCAAACTGAGCATCTTTACCAGAACCAGTCTTTGCTGGAATGGCAACCATCTTTTTACGTAGATGATTGTAGATGATGGCGTCCCACATACGAACCTGAGAGAATACATCTTCATAGTTGATCTTGGCATTATACGCCATGGTCAAGCATAGTTCAATCAAACGCATCTTGTCATCAAGACGATACACAAGTTCAGTATCTCGAATGTTATACTCAACAAAGATCTGCCAGAAGTTTGTGTAGGAATCTTTGAAGTCCTCTCCAGGCAACTCAAGTTTACCTTCACCAAGTTCTTCTTGACAGATATAGTCCAGACGATATGACTCTTGCTTTTGGTATGTAAACTTCTTGTACAGAGCAAGGTAATCTAGGTGCGCAATGCCTTGAATGTCGTAGTGAATTTCTTCGTTACCTTTGATAAAGGTCTTACGTTCATTCAGGTATCCCCATGGAGAAAGTTTCTTGGACATGGACTCACCAAGTTCTCGATCGATACGACGAACAAGATATGGAATGTCAAAGAACTCAGTGTTCCATCCAGTGATGACATCTGGATAGTTGTCCTGCCACCAGATGATGAATTCTTTTAGTAGTTGTTGTTCATCACGGCAGGTTTTATAAACAACATCGTCACGATCATGAACGAATGGCTTGGTACCGAAAACCGTAATCTGTTTTGTCTTGCTGTCTTTGATTGAGATTAACAGAACCTCTTCATTGGCAAGTTTGATATCTGGAAAACCATTTTCTGTTTTGGTTTCAATGTCCAGTGAGAACACACGAATGTTATCCATGTCAAAGCGAATGTCACTTTCATAAGTGTCGCTGATGTATTGACAAACGTAGTTCGTGTTTCCGTAAACGTCAAACCCTTGCACATCTTCGTAGCGTTTGACGAAGTCTCGGGTTTCCTTTATCGTTCCTGTCTTGATCTCATCGACAATAGTTCCATCAAGAGTTGACCATTGACTGGTTTCTTTCTTGGATGGAACATAGAGTGTTGGGAAGAAGTCAACTTTACGAGCAAAAGGTTTTCCATTCTCAATACCTCTGACGCACATTCTGTCGCCAAGGGGAAACACATTTGTATAAAATTGCATTAAGTTTGTTTTCCGTACATTAGTTGCATTGCGTCAAGTGCGCAATCGTGGACTGGATGATGTTTGATTACAGCTGCACGATTAAACAATGGGTGGTCAACTTCAACATATCCATTGGTAGTTCCGTAAAGAATATCAACTGCTGTTCGCACATCCCTCCACATATTATACCCAGTAATAGGTTGCAGGTCAAGTTTCTTTGCCAGACTATCTATTACCATTTGATCAAGTGAACCTCTTGCCCACATTGTTTGTTTCTGAGCATTTGGGATCTTGTTCATGTAAGCATGCAGTGTAGCAATTGCATGTTCAGCAATAACATCAGTTGAGTCTGGATCGAATGATACTTTCTTAACATACTCATGTTGGTTTGCCCACCATTCTATAGTACCAATGTCAACAGTTCTTCCCAAACGAACACCTTGATCTTTGGCTTTGATCTTTACAAAGCATGCGTTGTCAAGTAGATCCTGATACGTTGGTCGTTTCTCTGGGTCAAAATGAATTAACGCTGCCGATAAAATGACAGCGTTAGATTCAACACCCAATGTCTCCACATCGAACATGAACATTAATAGTCCCTCTTATATCCAACCTCAGTAACAAAGGTATGCATCTTCTGTTCATCAGACCATGAAGAACAGTACTCATTTTCTTTGTCACACAGGGTAATGATTTCTTCCCTTGCAATTTCACGAGTGCTAAGAATAGACTCACCAATCCAAAGTTGAGAAAACTCTCGCATCTCTTCAGAGGTAACTGTGTCAGCTGCCCATGTGTCAGCATCGCAAGGATACTCACGTTCGTTATGATCATCGGGTACTTCGATAACATAACGCATGCGGTATTGGGAAATAGTATCAACCAAAACAAATTTACTCATCTTTATTACCTTTCATTGCCAGTGCTTTGTTTAAAGATTTCTGCGCATGACGCAGTCCGAATTCCATCTCATATCTTTGTTGTTTCAATAAAGAAATCTCACGAGATTGTTGTGTAGTATGTTCATACAAATCTACAGTATCTTTCTTGAGTTTCTCAACCCAAGTAGTTACTTTATGTATAGTAACCCAAGTGCCATCAGCAAGTTTGGTATGACCATCACGAATACGCAATTCATCAGTCCACCTACTACCTTCCTTTTCTTCTTTCCAAGAAGGAATAGGTTCAAACAAAAACAATTCTTGTTGTTCTAATTTCCGTAGGAGAACATCAAAGTTTTCTTCAACCGTATCTTTACCATAAAACATTATTCATCTCCCTCATCGACTTCATCATTACGACCATCCATATCTGCATGGATATCACAAAGAGTACGATGCCAGCCCATGCTGTATCGTTTTCCTGGAGCACCACACTCTTCACAAGTACGATAACTCATACTCTCCGCAAACGAAATAAAGTTATAGTGTTTGTCAGTTGCAGCCTGAACATAAAATCTCAACCCACCAAACTTTTCTTTTACTTGAGAAGCAACTGGAACTTTACTTGCTTCTTCTTCCATGATCTGTTTACGGAGATCGATCTCACCCTGTGTGATAATATCACCAGAGCCACCATACATCTTCTCACCAACTTTATCTTTGATGAATTCATAGCGACTCTTTGCTGCATAGTATTCACTACACAAGTTACCACAAAGAACATCGATGATATTATACCATCCATCACCAGTAGAAATACCCCAACACATGGCTGTGGTTCGCATATCCGCATTGCGATCCTTGAAGATCAGCGGATACTTTGCACATAGTGCTTCATCAAGTTCAGTTCTCATGACCAAGTCCTATGTGCTTCAGCAATATGTTCCATGCCGTCGTATTCTTCAACGATGTAGTCAACATCATCTGGAATTTCTACAACTGCTAATTCAGCATGAGAACCATTGGCTGCATTACCTAGTTCTTCAACTGCTTGAACCAATGCTGGGTCATGTCGTTCGATCTCTCGTTCACCAACAGTTTGAGCAGATTGGGTAGCATTGTATGCACGACGATCTTCCATGGACATAGCATAGAATGCTTCGCCTTCTTTATCTTCAAGACGATCTTCTGGCTTAACTGTCCAGTAAGTCCAAAACTTCCAATGGTCTTTACCTTGCTCTGGATATACAGTGATACCTTTGATCTCAAAGTATCGCATAACTGCCTCATGGCTCAAACCAAACCCACCATAACAACGATTGATTACAACTTTCATTTTATATCCTTTGAATTATCTGCAACATCTTTATCATCACGAATCTCAACAAAGATTGGAAGGAACAAAGACTCATCTCCCAATTTATTCTTTATACGACTATTATACTTGATTGCCACAATTCGGTCAACTAAATTTTCATTGATCAAGTTCTTGCGTTGCAGATCGTTTAGACCAGAACCAACAGATACTTTTACAACTCCATCAGCTGACTCACAAAGTAGATTACCAAGCATACCTACATACTTACCCTTACCTTCTTCAATGCCAACGATCTTAAGATCACACTCAAGTTCTCCCTTGAATTTGATCTGAGACTTGCTTCGTTTGTCTTCCCATTCACCAGAGCCATCCTTGAGGATGATACCTTCAAACCCTTCGGTAAGATATTCTTGAAAGATCTCTTGCGCTTCTTCTAGAGTTTGCACAATGGTAGTGGTCACAGTCCATATCTTTTTGTTCTCTGACTCTTGTTTGGAAACAAGCTGAACTAAATTTGAGAATCGTTTTGCATATGGAGTTGGACAGTGCCCATCAGTAAAGTAAGCAAAGGGAATCATATCCCATACGCTTGCACGAACCAGTGCAGCTTCTTGAACACTGATAGTTCCCTTGTTGGCTTTGGAAAGAATTCCATTACCAGTTTGACGATCAGCAAATTGATGATCACCTTCAAACATGATGAGTAACTCTCCATCAAACACGCAGTCAACATCACCAGCAAGTGCAGCAAATTCTGCTTCCAGATTACCAAGCAGGTTTAGTTCCTTGCCATTTCTACTACGGAATTCTACCTTACCACTTCTGACGATAGCGTTGAAGCGCATCCCGTCCATTTTCATTTGGGCGTATGCTGGATACTTTATTTTGTCTACCAGTTTCTGGTCGTATCCGCTGCACAACATTACTGGATACTCTTTGATCAAGCCACCCCACACTGCGTTTGCAGTTGATACTTGCACGCCACATTTCAAATCCTTTTGAATAATACGCTCGATGACCTTTGCATCGTCTTCGGTTGTGTTGCTAAGAATAGCGGTCAGGTGTTCAATGGCA